CCGGTGAAAACCGGACCATGCTAACAAAGCCGCGTTGGCGACTTCGCTTCGCATGTGTGGGTCAAATCCCTCGCATCTGAGTTAAGTTCCTTAAGCGCCCATTTGGACGTAGCGTAGACTAAGTTGGGTAGTATAGACCCACTCCATTCGCTTGGGGAACTAGCAAGCGTGTGCTCACACCTCACGCCCTAGGGGCTCAACACCAACGACCTTGCGCTACGGCAGGTCACTTGGAGGTCGATCCACTGAGGGAGATAGGTGGTGGAGGGGTATAAGGGTTTAAGCCTTAGCCCAAGATCACTGAAATGGGAAGCAGTCACATCAGAGTGCTGAGAATCGTAATCCTAACTACTTACGCGGCGACTTAGAACATCGTCGTTATAGTAGCAGTTGATTCCAACAGTTTAGGGTGAACCCCGACTGAAGCGGTGCGTCTTGACTATAGACCCAGCTGTGGGTGAATAGTCCAACTAACGGCTAACTTTGGTTAGTTCCCAATACGGGAGTAACGTTAGCGCGGTAGGTGATCTGGAGGCGGTTACCCGAAAGGGGAGACTGATTAGTCCAGCCGGTTACCGGCAGTATGACTATAGAAAGGGCGCATTGTGCGTGATCAGGTCCCGGGGTCAAACTCGGTGGTGCTGATTAGCCAAGTGAAGCCTGATTGGTTTCACTCACCAAAGCCTTCCAAGGCTGGCTGCGGCCCTCGCAAGAGGAAACCGAAGTTTAAGAGTGAATAGTATAAACTTAACAGTGACAATAAACACAAACATCAAGCGAACGCTTGGTCGTGCGTATTCTCGACTGCTAAGCTCCTATTCGTCTCTTAATGCCATGCTCAAGGTAAAACTTGGGCGTCCAGCTGTGGTACACGTCTTAGGATGTGTATCACTTCTGGGACGGAGAGTCAACCTTTCAGTTGTCAAAGTGGTAATCACTACGTTAGCCTCCTATCATCGACTGTACAAACATGGAGGAATCAAGTACCTTGTGATTTATCTCAAGGCTTGCTCTTCTATGCTCCAGCAGGTGGTAGGGGGCCAACGACTACACGACTTGACGCCTTTCGGGGCCCGAGTCGGTCGAACGCATGGTGGGATCCCTTCGATCATTCCATCCCTTCATCGGGAACGTATCCGATCGCGATGTACTTGGACGATCCGATTCTGGGCAACTTTATTCGGGTTATACCGAGTATTAGATTTCCCAGGAAAGGTGAAGATAAGTACTATTACGAAAGAGTACGGTGGAGATCATCTTATGACATACGAATTTAGTCAATTCGTATTCAACCACTTTACCCACGTGTTGAAGAAACTGTTCCATAGGGATGGAACAGTGACTGATGCACTGTGGAGTGAAGAGGGCGATGGTCCATTGGAATTCTTGAAGGGACTCCGGGCCAAACCTTTCCTGATTTCTAAGTCTGGACCCGCGGTGCGAGGAGGAAATATTCCGAGCGGCGCTCAGAGTACTTCTCCTGCATCTATTTTGGCTTCAGCATACACATGGTTACACAGTCCTCTCTACCCAATTTTGCAAAATTGGTGTAAGATGACGTCTAATCAGTGGGTGCTGAGCCGAATAGAATCCTGGGCCAAAGAGTTGTGGGTTTGGGAGGATTCCCTTCCCTTATCCTCAGGAGGGCCGAAATGCCCTTTTGAAGCAACTAATTGGCTTGGGAAACTTGGGTTCAAACCGGAACCAGCTGGTAAGGTCCGGGTGTTTGCCATGGTTGATCCTTGGACACAATGGCTCTTTGATCGTCTGCATAAGGCGATCTTTGGGTTATTGGAGCGGATACCACAGGATGGGACATTCGATCAGGAGAGGCCGATACGTCATCTGTTTACTTGGAAAGATGCTAATGAGAAGAAATTCTCAAAACCAATTTCCTTGTATTCTTTTGATTTGTCGGCAGCAACTGATCGTTTGCCTATCGTACTTCAGAAAGTACTACTGTCTCCCTTCTTAACAAGTTGGGGGGCAGAGCTGTGGGGTTGCCTCATGGTCGGTCGTAAGTATTACTGTCCCAAGACTATCAAGTTCGGGAACGGCCCTGATCAAGTCGTTTCTGAGCTGGGGTATGTCCAGTATGCTACCGGTCAACCTATGGGTGCGCTCAGTTCTTGGGCGATGCTGGCTTTTCTTCACCATGCAATCGTTCAGTGGTCCGCCTTTAAGGCGGGCGTACTTACTACTGATAAACCATGGTACGAGGGCTACGCTGTCTTGGGAGACGACGTAGTCATAGCCCGTGATTGTGTAGCTAAGCAATACGCTGGAATCATGAAAGCGTTAGACGTCGGGATTGGAGACCACAAGTCTCTGATTTCAACATCAGGCTCTGCATTGGAGTTTGCGAAGCGTACATTCCTTAACGGAGTGAACGTCTCAATGGTTCCTTTTGCAGAGTTTGTGGTAGGTCGGCTATCTCTAGCTGGCCTATTGGAGCTAACGCGTAAATACTCATTAACTTTTGGACAGATGCTATCTGTCTTGGGTTATGGGTATCGCGCGAAAGCTTCAGCGTCGAAACGCCTCTTCTCGCTTCCAAAACGATTGCGTAATTACATACTCACGTTCTACGGTCCTGGGGGGCCTGGTTATAAAGGTCTAAAAGGCTGGTTACCCTTAAAATCGGTAACTAGTCTATATAAGACTTCCATGACCAGGGTTCAAGGTCTTTGTAGATTATTCTTCGAAAGTGAGGTAAAACTCATTCTCGAATACCTAGATTCTTATTCGGAGTTAATAGCTCTGGCTAAGAAGTTAGGGACGGTCTACAGAGATCGTGAACATTATGGCACGACACCACGAGGGCCCGACCGTGCATCGGCTCACCCAGGGATTGAAGCTACCACGCCTAGCGAGGTAGTGGATTCCTTGAATGAGACGGTGTACAGAGAGGCCTTCATGGATGTGGTCATAACCGCTCGGGACCTTCGTACTAAGCTAGAGGAAATCTTATTGCCTCAGGCAGCTCCGGAAACGAAGGAAGTTGTAGAGGAGGTCTTCTGTCCACCCGAGGGGTGGTGGCAGGAGGATGGACAATGGTATCGTCCGCAGACTCTGGAAGAGTATAATGCTCGACTAGAGGCTGTGTACGAATCAGACCCAAAAGGCACGGTCATTACGGAAGATGGAGTGGTTCCACATCCAGATCTCGATCTCAGAGCCCTCTATTTAGATCACCTTAAGGCAACTGTGTTGCCTGAATGGCATTCTGAGTATGACAATGAGAAAGATTTCCAGGAGTGGGTCTCCGCTTCAGTCCGTAAAGGCCGTTTGTCCACACCGACTGTCACGCCCCGTGTCCCGTTCGTCCTAGCAACTGAGGTACCCACCTCAGCTCCTGGAGTTGCAGTGGCTCCGCCAGTGCAATATCGAACTCGGACTGTACAGATTGCGAAACCGCAAGATTCTTTAATTCCGGGCTGCTCCCTTGACTGGGAGAGCCTTGAGAACCTGTGGACTCAGTTCCGAGAGATCGAAACTGAGTTTGCGGCGTTACCATTTCCACGTAACATCCAGACTAGGGTGTCAGAGGGTAAACCTCCGACATCCGAATCGAAGATGTTGAAGAGATGGTATCGTTACTCTAGTACGTTTAGGGCAACTGTTGACCCAATCAACAACGAATAGATCCAAAAGAGGTGGTAAGAGGGAACTCTTACTATGCGGTATCTTGAGCTCGGTTCTGAAGCTGATCGTTAGAAAAGGAGTTGAAATAGACCACCTACTAATTATTAGTGAAGTAGAATATCCAAATCGCCTTTGTAACTAAAGGAAGAGACGCCGAATCGAGGTGATCCGACGTATCGTACCTGAGATCGGCTCTGAAGGCGAGTGGGCAAGCTGCCGCTCGACCGAAGTAGAATAACCAAATCGCTCTGGTAAAGTTCCTTAAGCAAGAACCTGACAGAGAAGAGACGCCGAATGGGACCCTCCCTGTACGATACTGCGGGGATCCGCGAATACCGTAAGTCAAGCTTGAGATCGGCCTTGAAGCCGACCTTTGGAACAGGAGCTTAAATGGGCCACCTACCTGGGTCGGTGAAGTAAGATAACCAAATCGCTATCTGAAAAGATAGAAGAGACGCCGAATCGTGTAATACGACTTGACATACTCTAGAATCTATTCGCAGGAAAGCGATCAACCCTGATCGCTCTGAGTGTGAGCGGGTCTACAATCGAAAGATCTTCGACCTTAGGTTGCCTCTCCTTCGCAAGGATAGGTATTCTGATAGTGCTCACATTAGGAAGGAAACGAATCCTGTCTAATGTTGATGGTTTCTCCGTCAAACAGGGACCCAAGGGAATACATAACCTTGGAAAACCTGTGAAACATTTTCGAAACGCATCTGAGCGTAGCAGGGGCCGGAGAAACGGTTGTCTAGTGCAAGCTAGGCAATCGGGGGGCCGGTCCCTGGGGTCCCGAGCAG